TACGAGAAATTCTGCCAGCACCCCTCGAAGCGTATTGTTGAGCAGATCAGAATAAGCCCAGCTCCAAAATTCAGAGACAGATATTCCAGTATCATTTCCATCGAGAGTAAATTGCTCATTTCCGTTTAGTAGTTCCATTGTTTTCTCCTCGTTAGGTAAGGACAGCCGGCAACTCTCCACTTAGAGATTGAAGCAGAGAGAGCTGACACGCTTCATCCGAGAGAGGACCGTAAGAGTGAACCATGGCAATTAGGGATTCATCAGGTAAAGAGATACGGGCCTGCAGCCTTTGGATTTTGGCGGTTGTCCTGTACAAAGTTTGGGTGTCACAGCAATTAAGACTTGCGCAGAATGAAGCAAGGTAAAAAAGAATGGCCGGTGCGTCATGCCCGGCCATCTCTTCTGTTCTTGCAAGTGCGAAATACTTGGTTGCGTTATGTTGCATAAAGCATCCTCCTGTCAGTACCGAGTTTTGCGATACCAGCTCAGCCGGATAATCTTTTCCCTTCGTCAACGTATTTCTTTGAGTCCTCGACAGCACGCAAGAAGCCCTTAATTTCTCCCATAAATTCATATTGCTTGCTCATGGGAAGTTCGTGGAATAAATCCAAAAGTTCTTCGTCCATTGCGGAAAGCTTCGGCTCTTGAACCTCTGGCTGTTCAATGACAGCGGGACGTTCTTTACCGGTCAGGAGATAATCCAGCGAAACGCAAAGAAAATTTGCAATGGCCGGCATATAGCGAGCCGGAGGATCTTTCTTCCTAGTTTTCCATGTAGACATAGTAGATGTTTGGATATCGAGAACCTTGCACAATTCTATGGCCGTTTTATCACGCTCTGCGAGTAAATCGGATATGCGTTCAATGATTTCCATTAGACACCTCCAAGTGTAAAAATATACGCAAATACGAGGTAAAATCTTTACAAATACGCAGATTCGTGCTATAATATAACCATGAAACAAATTATTATTCGTGGTTGCGAGCCTATGATTTAAAATCTGTTTCATGGTGATTGCGTGTTCGTAATAACTCGTATTTGTATTATAGCACGCACTCGAAAAAAATGCAAATGCGAATCGCAGATGCAAGAAAGGAGATCGATGCAAATGAGCAATACTACTGTCCCCATTTCTGAATGGTGCAAGGAAATAAGAGTTGCGCTTGCGAGGAAGGAAATGAACCTTCAGAGTGTAGCTGATGAAATCGGCTACAGCTATACAACGATAACAGCCCTTATCAGCGGCCGGATCGTAAAGGATAATTACCTGGATATCGCAAAGAAAATTAACGAAGTTCTGGAAGTGAATGTGCTTCCGAAAAAGCCGCAGCTTCCGTCTGATGAATGGTGTGGAGCAGTGCGAGCGAAACTGTATGTGAAGAAAATGAATATCAGCGAGCTGAGCAAGTCCATCGGATTCAATCGAGACAAGGTATCATTGGTGCTGAACGGCCATGCACTTGATTGGCCAGTGATCGAGAAGATCAATGAACAGTTAAAAGTGGAAGTACCGGCCGTTCCTGTAGGTACTGATTAAATTATAAGTGAAAGTAAGGTAAATGAGAATGGGACGGAACCCTATAAAAGAAAACCAGAATCCGTATTTTAGAGCCAGAAAACAGGCGGCAGAATGGGATGCGAGGCTGGAAAGCAGAGAAAGAGCATCGGAGCTTATAGGAATTGCGGCATATACACTGGCAGACTATGAGCTGGGGAATGTTAAAAGAGTGCCAGCCGACAAGGTTTTGATAATGGCGGATCTGTACAATGCACCTTGGCTCCTGAGCAATTATTGCAAGAATGAATGTCCGATCTGCGGATTCCTTCCGCTTGCAACGGAAGAGAAAAATATATGCAGCGTGACTGTGAGATTATTAAAAGCTTTGAGAGAAGATGAGCTGGAGAATATGAAAAATCAGCTGCTTGAAATATCCCAGGACGGAAAGATAAGGGATGATGAGGTAGGAGCGGTGAGAAAGATATCTGAATATCTTGACGGCATCGCAGAGGTAATAAGTGAATTTAAAATAATGAGTGATAAAGCCCTGAAAGGCAAATAGGAGGATACGATGAGAAAGATTAAACGGTTGCTGAAGGAAAATTGGATACCGATTGTAGCTGGTATTCTTCTCACGAAGTGGGCCGTAGATTATGCATATCAAATGAGGGGTTATGACGCAATAGGGAGTGAATGGTTAGTATTACCGTTCACCATTTTTATTTTTAACTGGGGAAAAGCTGTGTGGGAAGATTTAAGAGGTGAATAGGTATGTGTGCGGTATGTAGAAAAAATCCATGTGACAGCAGATGCCCGAACGCAGAAGAGCCGAGATCCATATATACCTGCGAATGGTGCAAGGAGCCAATTTATGAAGGTGACAAGTATATGGATACTCCAGAAGGTCCGGTTTGCAAAGATTGTATAGAAGGCATGAGCGTCACAGAATTTTGTGAGCTGATTGGAGAATCGTTCAAGACAGCAGAAAAGGAGGAAGAATAGAATGGCAGATCAAACAGGAATGCAGCCGGCAGTACCGCAAGAAGCACCAGCGGTTCCGGTAGTAAAACAGGTAAAGCAGTTACTTTCTCAGGATAAGATCAAAGAGAAGTTCGGAGAAGTATTAGGGCAGAAAGCACCTCAATTTATGGCTTCAATCACTAATACAGTATCAGGAAGCACACAGTTGAAGAAATGCCCTGCAAATTCAATTATCGGAGCTGCATTTGTAGCGGCAACATATGATCTTCCGATAGACAGCAACCTTGGATTTGCGGCAATCGTTCCGTATAACGAGAGCGTTTGGAATCCAAAGAAGAAAGACTGGGAGAAGGTTCCGAAAGCTCAATTTCAGATGATGTACAAAGGCTTCATTCAGTTGGCAATCCGGTCCGGATATTACGAGCGAATGAATTACGCAGTTGTATATAAGGACGAGCTGGAATCGTACAATCCGATAACAGGCGAGATTAAGTTTGTGGAAGATTTCAGTAATTGCAAGCAGAGAGATGCTGGAGATGAAGCAAATGTGGCCGGATATTATGCTTGGTTCAGATTGAAGACCGGTTATAGCCAGGAGCTGTATATGTCAAAGAAAGCGGTAGACAATCATGCAAGAAAATATTCCCAGGCGTACAGATATGATTTGAACAAAGGTAAGAAGTCAAGTAAGTGGACCACCGATTTTGAGGCAATGGCACTGAAAACAGTCATTAAGCTGCTTCTTAGCAAGTGGGGAATTTTATCGGTGGATATGCAGAGAGCCATCCAGGACGATCAGAAGACATATGACGAAGAAGGAAACGGAACTTATGGAGACAATAAGCCAGATACAGTACCGGAGCTGGAAGCCCAAGATCCATTTGAAGTAGTAGAGGAAGAGCCAGAAGACGTAGATATCGATGCAATGTAGGAGGGATGACACATGGTTTTGACGGCAGAGAATTATTATAGCCAGGAAGCGAATGAAGAATATATGAGCGTGTCGCAGTTCAAGGATTTCTGCGGTACATATGGGAAAATGCCTTGCGAATTTACTGCAATGGAAAAGTTAAAGGGAAGATGGGAAGAACCGAAGTCGAAAGCTCTCATGGTTGGGAGCTATGTGGATTCCTATTTTGAGGGAACACTGGATAAATTCAAGGCAGAAAATCCAGATCTTTTCAAGAGAGACGGAACGCTGAAAGCTGAATTTGTGAAGGCAGATGAAATTATTCAGAGAATCGAGAGAGACGATTACTTTATGAAATTCATGTCCGGTAAGAAGCAGGTAATTATGACGGGAGAACTGTTCGGAACAAAGTGGAAGATTAAGATGGACAGCTACATCCCGGACATTGCGATCGTTGATTTAAAGGTTATGGCATCGATCACAAAGCTGGAATGGGTAAGAGATATTGGATATCTGGATTTTGTGCGGTACTGGGGATATGACATCCAGGGCGCAATTTACCAGGAAATCGTTCGACAGAACACAGGCAAGAAGTTGCCGTTTTATATCGCAGGAGCTACGAAGGAAAGCGAACCGGATATTCGGATCATTCATATCACAGACAATTATCTGGCCGAGGCACTGAACTTGGTAGAAATGAATATGGCAAGAGTCCTGGCGGTGAAGTCGGGGGATGCAGAGCCAGATCGGTGTGAATTGTGTGATTGCTGCAGAAAGACAAGAGTTTTAAAAGCCCCTATCTCTATTACGGATTTGACAGCAGGTATCTGACATGGCAGAAAAGAAGTATTACTGGCTGAAAATGACGGATCAGTTCTTCGAGGATAAGGCAATAAAGAAGCTGAGAAAGATAGCAGGGGGCGATACCTACACAATCATCTATCTGAAAATGCTGCTGACGGCAATTAAGCAGGGAAACAAAATGTATTTTGAAGGAATCGAAGATGATTTCATGGAAGAGTTGGCGTTGGAGTTGGATGAAGACACAGATAACGTGAAGGTAACGGTAAGCTATCTGAAAAGCAAGGGCCTGATAGAAGTTCTTGGAGCAGACGAAATATTGCTGACGCAATGCGCTGAGATGGTTGGATCAGAAACGGATGCCGCAAGGAGAAAAAGATTGCAGAGAGACCGGGAACGGAATCGGGCAATAGGATCAGATCCGGCGCCTGCCCTGGAAGAAAAGCCAGAGGTTGCTGCAGAAGAAAAACCGGCCAAGAAAAAGGCCGAGAATACGATCCAGTTATTTCATCGTTTAGTTGAAGATTACAATATCTCTGAGCCTGTCCGAGAAAAGATGGAAGTTTGGTTCCGCTACAAGATGGAGCGAAAGGAATCATACAAGGAGCAGGGAATGAAATCATTGCTCAAGAAGACCGAGAACAATGAAGGAAGCTATGGAGCAAATGAAATCTGCAATCTGATCGAAGACTGCATGGCGAATAACTGGAAAGGAATCATCTGGAAAATCCTGGAGGAAAGAAAGCTGCAGCGACCGGCAACAAGAACTGAGCAGATACAACAGAGGGTTAGCGAGGTAGATAGCTGGTAATGGAAAGAGAACAGTTCAAAGTTTTGGTAAAGGCTATGAAGGCTGTATACGCACAGCCAACCTTCATTCCGGATCAGGATGCGTTTAATGTATGGTTCGCATTGTTGGGAGATCTGCCATATAAACAGGCAGAGCTGGCAGTTCAAAAGCATATGGCAACGGAGAAATTTCCGCCGACAATAGCAGATATAAGGGAAAAGGCAGAGCAGATCACTTCCGTAAAAGAAACGGAAATGAGTGAGCTGGAAGCCTGGGCGATTGTGCGAAAAGCAATCGGAAGATCAAATTATTATGCAGAAGAGGAATTTGAGAAATTGCCAGAAGCCTGCAAGATGGCAGTAGGAAATCCAAGCAACCTAAGAGAATGGGCGATGATGGATTCAGACCAGGTCGGAACCGTAGAGCAATCTCATTTTGTAAGAAATTACCGGACTGCAATGCAGAGAATTAAAGAAGACCGAAGAGTACCAGAAAAGGTCAGGATTGCAATAGCAGAGGTAAAAAAACAGCAGATGCAGATTGAAGACAGGCGGGAGAAACCTAAGCTGCCAGCCCAGGAAGAGAAAGAGGAAGAGATACAAGGTGAAATGTCAGAAGAAACCAGGAGAAAACTGGATGAATTGCGAGGAAAGATAGGAAGTAGCAGGAGGTAAGACAATGGCTTTCAAGAAAGTGGCAGAAATCAGCATTGAT